TGTCCGAAAAGACAACTCAAACGGGGAAAACTATGGAATCATGGACAGCATCAGAAAAGGAAACCTGCAAGTCCGTTTATGGCTGTGAGATTATGATTCAAAACGGTTCTTATAGTGAAGTGTGTACTAAAGAGGCACCTAATGATGCCTATATTGTAAAATATATGTTGGACAACAAGATCTGTTTTGATCTTACCAGAGGTAGCAGAATTAAGATTTTTGATATGTACTGGGATAAGTTCAGGAATAATCTCAAGAGTATCGACTTTGGTTATGGTCGAATCAGTCCAAAACTCTGGGGTTATCAGAAACCTCAAAAGAAGAAGAGGAAAGGTTGAATCAATGGAGGGGTGTTGACCTCTCCTTTTTTTGTGCTAGACTGATTCGGCAAAGACGCAGGAGCCCATGGACAGAGAAAAAGTTAAACTCATTGTCCGAAATCTTGAACTTCTTGTTGATTCTCTGAAAGCCGAACTCTATACGGATGATAATGTCCTAGAATCTCGGAGTTCATTGCTCTATGATGATTATGATGAAATTTTTGAGGACGAAATTTAATGACGCAACGTGCGAAGAAATTGATTAAACTCATGGAACGATTGGTTCGTCAGGATCATCTATATTCTGATGAACAACTCCATGAGATGAGATCACAGCTCAGGATTCTTAAGGGAGAACTGGCTGGTATTGAGGCAAAAACATCGAAAGGATTTGGAAAGAAATGAATGTAAAATTCGTCAGTGTAACACCGGACGCCGAGAAGACCATGGCCTATATTGCCAGGGTCTCGAATCCAAAGAATCAGAACAACGATAATTATGCGAAACTTCTTGCATATTGTATTAAACACCGTCACTGGTCCGTGTTCGAGCAGGCTTTTTTGACTCTCGAAATAGAAACGACCCGAGGTATTGCGGCCCAGATTCTACGGCATAAATCCGTATTTTTCCAAGAATTCTCTCAAAGGTATTCTGATGCAACCGAACTGGGTATTATTCCCGTACCAGATCTTCGTCGTCAGGACACAAAGAATCGTCAGAACTCAATCGATGATATTCCGGATGCCGTAAAGGAATCATTCCAACACCGGATTCGACAACACTTTGATGCCGCCGAGGATCTTTATAATGATCTCCTCACGGCCGGAGTAGCCCGTGAATGTGCTCGATTTGTTCTTCCACTTGCAACACCAACTCGCATGTATATGACGGCTTCTTGTCGCAGTTGGATTACCTATATTGCACTCCGAGAAAAGTCCGGAACTCAGAAAGAGCACATGGATATTGCAAAGGCTTGTAAGGCAATCTTTGCCGAACAGTTCCCTAACTGTTATGAGGCCCTTGGTGGTGATGCTGACTGGAATATCTAAATACATTATCTTGATTTCCTAACAATGGCACTATATCCAATTTGGAATCCCGAAACGGGTGAAAAGAAAGTAATCGAAATGAGTGTTCATGAGATTATGGAGTGGTATCAAAATAATAAGCCCTGGTGCCGAGACTGGTCCGAAGGTGCCGCCGGTATTGGTGAGCTGGGTGAATGGAAAGATAAATTGATCTCCAAGCACCCCTCATGGAATGAAGTACTCGCCAAGGCAAGTGCTGCACCCAAATCAACCGTAAAGAAAATCTGATATGACAAGAAAAAAGAGGTCCGACCAGTCATCTATTGGAATTGGTCTTACGACTCGTCAGACGAAGCGTAGAAAGCCCATTGGTCGAGAGCATCTACTTGAGATTGATCCTCTAACAGAAAATCAGAGACTTCTCTATCAGCATTATGATGAAGGCAAACACCTCTTTGCTCATGGGGTTCCTGGTTCGGGTAAGACCTTCATTCTTCTCTATAAGGCTCTCAAAGAGGTGCTTGACGAACGGTCTCCTTATGATAGAGTGCTTATCATGAGAAGTGCCGTTGCAACCCGAGAGATCGGCTATCTTCCTGGTAGTTTGGAAGAAAAGATTGGCAACTTTGAAATTCCCTATAAGGGTATGGTAAAGTATATGTTCCAGATGCCGGGTGAGATTGACTTTGAGATGCTCTATGGTAATCTCAAGGCTCAGAACACCATCGCCTTTGATTGCACCTCGTTTCTCAGGGGCACGACCATTGACAACACCATTATAATTGTTGACGAGGCCCAGAACCTCTCGGCCCATGAATGCTTCTCGGTCATCACTCGTTGCGGAGAAGATACCAAAATTATGTTCTCGGGTGATATTGAGCAGTCTGATTTCACAAAAATCTCGGAACGTAATGGTATTCTGGATTTCATTCGTATCATTGATATTATGCCTTCCTTCAAAAAGATTGAATTTGGCGTTGATGATATTGTCCGCTCACCCCTCGTAAAAGAGTTTGTAATTGCCAAAAAATCTCTTGGATTATGATAACAAAAAATGAAGAACTAAAGTTTAATTTTATTGATGCACAACTTCCGGTACTAGAACGAGTCAATATTGACAATACTCGTTATTATAAAGTCAAGGACGGAGACAAATTTCTTAAACTTGTCTCCATCACTTCGGTAATCAGTCATTATAATAAGGAGATCTTCGTCAAATGGCGTAAGCGAGTCGGAGAAGAAAAGGCCAATAGAATCACTCAAAGGGCCACAAGTCGAGGTACGGACACTCACACTCTTATTGAAAACTATCTTCTCAATAAGGATCTTCCAGAGGTTCAACCTCTTTCCAATTTCCTCTTTAAGATCGCCAAGGGAACTCTCAATCGAATTAACAATATTCATTGCCTTGAGGGTTCTCTGTTCAGTAAGATTCTTGGTGTTGCCGGTACAACCGATTGTATTGCCGAATTTGATGGTGAACTTGCCGTCATAGACTTCAAGACCGCAGAGAAACCAAAACCACTTGAATGGATTCAGCACTATTTTGTTCAGGCCATGTTCTATGGTATGGCCTATTATGAGATGACTGGTCGCAAGGTTAAGAAGCTCGTGATTATCATGACCTGTGAGAACGGAGAATGTGTGGTCTATGAGGAACGGGACCTTGAAAAATACATGGGCCTTGTGGTACAATACATCGAGAAATACGTGAAAGAAAAACTGGAGGCCATTGCCGATTCATGACATCCCTAGATAATGTTTTGGAACTAAAAATCGAATACATGATCCCACAAAATAAAGAAGTCGAAGAGGCAATCGAGAATAAGTTCCTGACACCCTCAAAGTTTGCCCAAGAAATTGAACGGATTGTTCAAGAAGAAAACGTGAATTATATTGAAGGTATTTGCCACTTCTGTGAACTCAATAATTTTGACATCGAGGCGGTGGCAAAACTGATTCCAAAGACTCTCAAGGAAAAACTCAAACATGATGCGGTTCGATTGAACTACATCAAACAGACAACAAAAGCAGTGCAACTTCCGTTTGCATGAGCCCCTTTGAAACATATCTAAAATTCCTTGGCATAAAGTATCACTTTTGTAAGCCCAAGTATGACTACTTCAAATATCAGGGAAAAACTCGGGCGTCTATTGATGCCTTTAATAAACGACGCGACAAATACTGGTATGAGAAGACTTCGAGAAAATACTCGGACAAAGAGATCACCGATTTTTTTGTTTCCAATTTCGCACTCTCATACAACCCTCAAACTTTATGGATTGGTCAAATTATAAATTCTGGAGAAGAGACTTATGCCGAATGGATGCGAAGACAGCAGAGTTTGACATACTTGTTCAAGGAGCAATCGACCGAATTGTTCTCGGAAAACGAATTCAACAGTGTCTTCGATTGCTCCAAGGGTCATCCGATACTTCTGAAAAAGTATCTCGGCGGAAGTCTCTACTTAGAAAACTTGGTGATTTACGAAAAGATCTTTTCTTTCGCAAAGAACTTTGATAAAACATTCAGTGATCCCGTCTGGGAATCAGTGAGTCTAAAACTATCAAAGTATGCACCATTTCTAAATATAGAGACGCCTCGTTATAAGAAGATCCTTAAGGGAATTCTGGGGTGTTAATCCGACAAATCCAAACTATCCAATTATCCAATTAATTCAAATGAACTTCAAAGATCTCAAAAAGCAATCCAGCCTTGGCTCCCTTACCGAAAAACTGGTGAAAGAAGTTGAAAAAATGAATTCTTCAAATTCTTCTAGTGATGAACGTTTTTGGTCACTTACAGTCGATAAAGCTCAAAATGGTGCAGCCATTATTCGATTTCTCCCGGCTCCCGATGGCGAAGATCTTCCGTTCGTCAAGGTTTATAATCATGCCTTCCAAGGTCCTGGTGGTTGGTTGATCGATACGTGCTCGACTACTATTAATCAAAAATGCCCAATTTGTGAACATAATTCTAGCCTTTGGAACTCTGGAATTGATGCAAACAAAGAGATTGCCCGCAAACAGAAACGTAAGCTCACCTACATCTCTAACATCTATGTTGTCAAGGATCCGGCAAATCCCGAGAATGAAGGTAAACAGTTCCTCTATAAGTACGGTAAAAAGATCTTCGACAAACTCACCGAAGCCATGAACCCAGAGTTCGAGGACGACACCAAAATCGATCCTTTTGACTTCTGGAATGGTGCAAACTTCAAACTTCGTGCCAAGAATGTTGCCGGTTATCGTAACTATGATTCCTCCGAATTCATGAGTCCTGGTGCTCTTCTGGATGACGATGACGAACTCGAAAAGATCTGGAAGGCTGAATATTCACTTCAAGAATTCATCGCCAATGACAAAATCAAGTCCTATGATGAACTCAAGAAGCGTCTTGATTATGTTCTCGGTCTCAAGGGCAATACTTCCCGTCGAGTTGATGAAGAAGTAGAAGACGAAGATGACTTCCGTGGTCCTTCACGAGAACTCGATGATGATCTCCGTGGTCAACTGAGTTCTCTGAAGTCCACTCGGTCCTTTGATGATGAAGACATGAGCTTCGATTCAAATAAGGCCGCAATCTCATACTTCCAAGAACTTGCCGAGGAAGAATGATCTCTAATTACCGAGAATTCTTGAGTTCTCGGTTCTAATCAATTTATCATTCACGTACTGCGATGATCTATCATAGGTCATCGCTTTTCTTGTATCATTGAGTACTTGCTGTAAATAGTTCGGTCTAAGGACATAAATCAATCTTTTCTCATTGTTCTTACGAACCTCGTATTCATAATTACTGATTCCTATCACGGGATTTAGAGTTGCATTTGGGTTTTCTGGATTTGGAATTGTGAAATCCGAATCCACAATCTTACCGGCAGGTAGAATTAAACAATCTCTCGAATTTCTGATCTCTGTGGTCTCATAATGATGAATGGCATTGAGATCATTACCATAAAGATTTTCGGAATACTCATAGAGTTTCTGATCTGATAGTGGCCACTGATCTCTGATTCTTGTGATATTGGCACAGATCAGTACGATCCAATCATACTGTGGACTACCATAGAGTTCTTCGGCAACCAGATCCGGTCTATAACCATCGGGAATCTGATACTTGTTAAAGATGGTAAAGACGTTCTGAAGATCATCACGTAACTTCACTCTTCTGAACAGATTCTTTGCCAGAAGATAATCATTCGATGACTTTCTAGAAGATAAGAACGATGGGTATTCTAAATTTGATAGTTCTCGAAAGTAAGACATCAGAATCCTGTTCCTGGTAATTTAAAGGTTTCGTAATCCTCCGGATTTGACAGATAATCTTCTCTGTAAATCGGAGTGAGTTCTTGGAATTGTAGAGCCAAATTCATACTCACGGGTGTTGCATCAGAATATGTCATATACTGACCAGAATTATTATAATTAACGCTCATCTGAGTTAGAGCACAAGTTTTGAATTGATGTAAGAAAGGGTGTTGTTTACCCCCACTCATGTATTCAAGTTTATAAACATTCGGGGCCTTTATGAACAGCCCTTGACCCTGAACATTAGGATTACCCTTTCTCGGAGACATTGTAATTTTCAAAAGTCTTATGATGTCTTTAACCGTATTGGCCTCTTTTTGGGATCTTGGTACGATATCAAAACTGAAGTTAAATGCCGGTCTCATTATAATTCCGTCAAAAAGAATTTCGGCATTCTGATTGAAAACCGCACCAGTGGCTCTTGTTAGAGCGGCATTAATATCACCTTGACCAAGTGCGGCCATTTGAGCAGCAGCCGCAGTGAGTGCCGCAACGGCCTTTTGACCTTCACCGGTACTAATTGCCGCAGTTAAATCTGTCCCGGCCTTTTTTAATGTGTTAGTTGTCGAATCAATTAGATTTCCACTCAAAACTACTTTATTGACTCCCGCCACAATTTGAGTTTGCAAGGGATTCATAGTCCCAGAAGTCCAACTGGCGGCCGTACTATCTTGAATATTAGCAGGCATCGGTAATATAATTGTACCCTTTATCAATTTTTTTAGGTCATTATCGTTCTTTATAAGCTCATCATTAAAGGCGTCCTCAAAAGTTCTCAAGGCAAAACCTCCACCAAGATTCAATCCTGGTGCCTTATACTCTAGAATCTGAATCTTAAAATAATCATCACCCGACTCAACATTTGATATTGGATATCTAAGAATTGGTGCTGGTGTGGTTTTCATTTATTTTTTTGAGTATTTATCAATGTTCCTTTCATCCGCGATGTCTTTAGTTTCGCGGTAGTTCATTTTAATTTTGTATGATTTTCCTATAAGGTATTGTTCTCAGTGTTGCGAGTTCAGTCCCAGTAACCTCATAAAGAGGGCTCACGAGTCTTGTACCATCTTCCGTATTGTACTGGCGAATCTGATTGAACCAATGGAAATTAAGACCATTGAATCCTCGTGGCAATAGAATTCCACCCTTAATTAGAGGGTGTCGGTCATAACGAATACCAGGAGTCTTGGCATAATATACAAAAGTGTAATACTTTCCGATTTCAATATAATTTCTCGGAGTATTTTCGGCAAGTCTCAGAATCTCGTCCATAAGCTCCTCTGGGGTCTCATTTCCTCTTAGAGACTCCTTTAGGTCTCTGAATCTGTTGGGCTTCTGTGGTGGCTTCTTGGGGCCTCCACGTTGATAATCTCGATCCCCCTTGATGAGTTTGATCAGTTGATCCTTAGGGAGTTTTGAATATCCACTCATACTACCCTTACCCAGGGCGGTTTCATAATAGATGTTATATCTCTTGGCGATTTCTACAAGTTCATTCTTTGAATAATTTTCAAGTGGCTTTTCGTGTCCGGTAATAATCATCTTTTTATGTTTAGATCGTCTTCTGTAAGAACCCTGAACTCATAACCATTATCGGCACACCATTTTTTTGCGGCATCCCATTTACTTTGATTTTTTGCATATTCCATGGACTCATAGAGATAGCCTTTGGTTTTTCTCTTCGGAACCTGTGGCGGAACTGTTTGTTTCTTGGGCTTAATCTCTATCATGTACTTTTTGATTGTGCCATCGGACATTCTTTCTTTAACAAGAAAATCCGGGAAGTATCGTCTAATCTTTCCATCAATCGGAGATCTGTAAGGAATTGCCCGCTCCTCACTCTCCCACGAAATTATATTTTCATCGGTATCACACTTGACCATGTACTTCCTTTCCCACAAGGATCTGTAGATCACATTTTGGGGATCACCATTGTACTTTTGAGGATTCTTGAGTTTGTATCTACCCTTATAAGACATCTAAATACTCTTAGAATAAAACTCATAAAAGGTATTTAGGAGTGGTAAGACCTCGTAGAATATCGGACATAAAACCCTTATTTGGTGGACTGGCCCAAACATCACACTATGAGGTAAAATTTGGCGGTCTTCCACCCGAACTCATTTCTTATTTGAGACGACGTGGTATTTCCTCACGATTCATTGCCGAGGATGCGGGTCTGTTGTGCTTCAATGCAATGCTTCCGACAACTCAAATTGGAACAACGGATGTAAATGGTAACTTTGTTGGCATTACCGAAACCTTTGCGAACCGAAGGCAATATCAAGATATGAGTCTCGAATTTTATGTCGATAGGAATTATAATACACTGAAACTTCTGGAGCACTGGATGGAATTTATTGCCAGTGGATCCAGTAATCCAATAGATTCATCACTGGATCCTGTTCCGGCTAATCTTAATACGGGATATTTCATGAGAATGCAATATCCGGAGTATTATAAATCGAATACAACGAGAATTGTAAAATTCGATCGAGATTATCGAAGAGAACTCGAATACACATTTATAGGTCTGTATCCTTATAATATCGCTCCTATTCCGGTTGCATATAGCCAATCAAATGTTCTTCAGTTTCAGGCATCGTTCAAGATTGATCGCTATGTGATTGGAAAGTCGAGAAGTCTTGATATTAATCAAAATCAAGATAATAATAAAGAGCCGAATCAGTCAACTCCAACATCACCATCGGCACCACAACAAAGACTTATTCCGAGATCACCTGGCTCTGTTCCTTCTAATGGCGTTGAGCAATTCCAAGAAGGTAAGACGCTTTATGAGTCCTTATACAAACCTAAATAATTGAATGATGCTTTATAATTTATATGCCTTTACCCAAGATTCCCACACCTCAATATACACTGACGATACCCTCACTCCAAAAGGAAATTAAGTATCGTCCTTTTCTTGTCAAAGAGGAGAAGATTCTTATTATTGCCATGGAGAGTGAAGATCCAAAACAAATTACGGATGCAGTCAAGACCATTATCTCCAATTGTATTATAACTAGAGGAATTAAGGTCGATCAACTGGCGACCTTTGATATTGAATATCTGTTCCTCAACATCAGAGGTAAGTCCGTGGGTGAGGCCGTTGACATCTTAATCACCTGCCCTGACGATGGTAAGACTCAAGTTCCGGTTAGTATTAATCTGGATGAAATTGAAATTAAGATCGATGAGGATCACTCCAGAGATATTAAACTTGGTGGTGATTATACATTGAGGATGAAGTATCCATCAATGGATAAGTTTATTGAGGCAAACTTTATTGGAGGTGGAGACCCATCTAAAATATCCGTCGATGATACCTTTAACATGATTACGTCTTGTATTGATCAGGTTTATAGTGAAGACGAATCCTGGATTGCATCAGAATGCAGTAAAAAAGAACTCATGGATTTTGTGGAGCAACTAACTCCGACGCAGTTCAGACAAATTGAAAAGTTTTTTGAGACGATTCCCAAACTTTCTCACGAACTCGTCATCATGAATCCCAATACCGGAGCTGAAAATAAAGTCGTAATTGAGGGCCTCACAAGTTTTTTCGCCTAGGTATGGCCCATGAAACACTGGAGTCATACTATAAGACGAACTTCGCACTTCTTCAACATCGACAGCATTCATTAACTGAACTAGAAGAAATGTTGCCATGGGAACGAGAGATTTATATTGCACTTCTTAAACAAAAAATAGAAGAAGAAAATCTAAGAAACCAAAATGGCTGATATTGATCCCGCCGCCCTGGAAAAATCTGGTATTGATCCTGATACCGGAGCACCGCTTTCTCAGAGTGTAAGAAGTGCTCTGAAAACTTCGACTCTGAATCTTGAGGCGTTCAAACGACAGAAAGAAGAGGATGATCGTCAAAGTATTGCACTGGTTCAGGCTCAACAGGCGACATTCAATAACTTTGGATCGAGTATAGAATCCCTTCGTAATGATATTGGTAAATTGAGTACGGGCCTTAATGGCATAGCACTTCTTTTACAGAAGGATGGTCTTGAGGAACAAAATCGTATTCGGACAGAGCAAGAAAATGAAAAAAGACTTGCCGATAAGCAGGTAAGAATCGGCAAAGAGAATGCAATAGAGCAAAAAATTCAGAATGCCATTGTCGAGCCCGTTCAAAAATTAACACCAAAACTCAATAATGTTTTTGGGAATGTTGGTACGGCACTTGGTTTTCTTTTTGGTGGATGGCTCACAAAACAAATAATTGATGGTATAAAGGCTCAAGAAGATAATAATACTAAAAAGTTTGATGAGATCAAGTACAATATACTCAAAAATGTTGGTATTGTTGCCGGAGGCTTTCTTGCGATTAAGGTTGGCTTTGGTCTTATAACACGAACCATAGCAAACGTTGCACTCGGTCTTGGCAAACTATTGATAGCAAAGCCATTAAGTGCCCTTGCATCGACCCTTCGATTGCCCGGTACAGGAAATCCAAAACCATCTGGTGGACCGGGTGTTGTCGGCGGAATCATTAATGGTCTTTCTGGTGTTATGAACTTTTTGAATGAGGAGCATGTTGATACTGCCTTGGCCGCACTTACATTTGTTCCGGGTGGAGGTGTATTCAGACTCGCCAGAATTGCGGCCGGAACAGTATTCACACTTGACAATATTGCCGAATTTTTAGGCAGCAATCTTACCGGTGCAAATCCAGAATTGTTGAGACAAAAAAGAAAGGAATTAGAAGAAAGAAAAAAAGAACAGCAAGAATCTCAAACTAATCAGGCAGCAAAACCCGCAACACCAGAAGCACCACCACCGACCCCCGCACCAACACCACCTCCGACATCGGCCCCGGCAACACCGGCAGTTTCGACACCATCTGCGGACATGGTGAACAAATTTGAAATGGCCTGGAAGTATAAGGATAATCAATTATTCCGAGGGAGAATAGAAGGTGCCTGGGCAAAAATGTCGAACGAGGAAAAACAACAGGCAATTGATTGGGCAAGATCTAAAGGTCATGACTGGAAGCAAATGAGACTTCCGGACATTGTACCGCCAACACCAAAAGTTGAACCTCCCACAATATCACCAGCCCAGATCAGTGCTCCACCAAAACCACCCGCACCAATAGAAACTCCGGCGGCACCACAACCATCGGTAACAATGATAAGAACCGGAAATAACCAATCACAACAACCTAGTGTTCCGATTACAAACGGCCCACTAACCAGTGTTCCACTGATCAGTTCGGCAAATCCTGATAATTTTTATGTACTTTATTCTCAAGTAAATTATAACGTTGTAATCTAATGTCAATAGTAAATAATTCTATAATAAGATCAAATTTAAATCTTAACAGTATATCTGGATCAATAGGTGCAACACGAAGAAGTATATCTGATGCAAATAATAGCGTCGATAGAATTTCTAAAAATGTATCATATAATACAAGAACGAGACAAGAACTTTTCAATCGTTCTATGATATTACAATCGAGAAGAATAGAGGCATCGAAAAGACGAGAAGTAGAAGATCAAATTGAATCATCTAAGGTGTCCACAGATCCTAAAAGGGGGTTATTATTTTCATCCAAGAGTGAAAAAGGACCTTTTGGAAGACTCATGAGTTTTCTTGGTTTCATGACTGCCGGATGGATGGTGGAGAATCTTCCTACCTGGACCTTTATGGGTGAAGAATTTATATCCAGAATTTATAAATTTGGTAATTATGTCCCGATGATGATTCAAGACTTTATGTATACCATTAAGGATTTTGGTAGTGTTCTATCTAAAAGTTTATCCGCAATTGTTAGACTAGACTTCAAAGAATTTTCTGAGGGCAGTGTCAGAGATTCTTTTGAGGATCTGAAAGTATCAATTGAAAATCTGGGTAATGATATTACCAGTGCATTCGGACTTTTTAAGGAACCTCTAACAACGTCTCTTGATACTGGTGAACAGGCACCGGGTCTTGGTGATATTAGACCGGATTCTATTCCGGGTACGACTGACATATCGGGAGTTGGCGTACAAAAAGGAATTAGCGTTGCTCAAAAATTAATTAGAGAGCAAGGTTTTTCTAAAGGAGCCGCCGCCGGAATTATTGGAAATATATTACAAGAGAGTGACGAATTTAGAGCCGATACTGAATATGGGGGCGGAATTGGTAGAGGATGGATCCAATGGACGGGCCAAAGAAGGGCAAATTTTGAAAGATGGGTAAAAAAGAATAGATTAAATCCCAAATCCGATGATGCGAATTATGGGTATCTTTTATATGAAATGACCGGAAATGATGGAAATCATTGGACTCCAGGGTATTCTTATAATGAATTCAAGAGTATAAAAGATCCAAAAGAGGCGACAGAATATTTTATGAGGGGATATGAAAGGCCAGGTATACCACATTTTCAAACTAGATTAACGTACTCCCAACAAGTATATTTGCAACTACAAAGAAATAATTCACAAGAAAATCAACAAATTCGACAACAACCTCAAACGCCACTCATAACAAACTTCGCTCCAGTATCGGGAACAAGTGGAAATTCTATGGGTAATGTTCCAGTTAGTTTTCCTTATAGTCCCTTAAAACCTGGCTCTGATGGAGTTATAACATCCATAATGGGAATGCGAGGAGGTAGACTTCATACCGGATATGATATTGCGGCTAAGACGGGAACACCTCTTTATGCATATCTTCCGGGTAGAGTCACTCATGTCAATGCAACCGATGAATATGGAAAAGGTTATGGTTATTGGGTTATTTGGAAAGATGATGTTTATGGATCATATCACTTCTTTGGTCACTTACAAAAACCCCCATCCGTTAGCGTTGGGCAAGCGATAAAACAGGGTGCTTTGGTAGGGTATGTTGGTAGTACCGGTAGATCGACAGGCCCACATTTACACTGGGAAATATCAAATCAGGCACCCGATGCCATTGGAAATTTTACATCTCGTGTAAACATTGGAGATTGGT